TGCGATGTCGCCCAATTCGGGCGGCTATACTGGCGGAAAACCGGAACTTGATGTAGAGGGTAAGCAAGTGGGGTGGCGCGAGAGACCCCATGTAGTCTGTGCGCATCCCAAACAACGAGAGAATGGCCGACCCGCGATATGGGATATATGCAAAGAGCACCATATTGCTGGCTTTGGTGCATCTGGCGAAACCAAGACCATTAGAGAATCTCATCCTCTGGAACTTGGCGTGTATGCGTTGGAGCCAGAAATACACTGCGTCACCTGATAAATACTGAGATACCGACATGAAGACCAAGTACACGTACATCGAGTTTGAACAGGTAGAAATATTAGGATTCTCTCTGTGGCGTTGCCGAAATCGGAAAAGAACTATTCTGGGCCACATGGGTTACATCGAGAAGTGGCATGAATGGGGATGGCAGCCTGAACCGGATATGGAATTCACGATTCAGTGCAACGACGATATTAGTGATTTCCTGCGCCAACTCAACGGGACGGATAAATGGTGCGTTTGGACCTACGACGAGAACCACGATACGTGGGATACGGCTTGCGGCGAAGCGTTCTGTTTTACAGATGGCGGACCCAAAGAGAACCGGATTCGTTTCTGCGGCTACTGCGGGAAGAAACTCAAGGAGGTCAAGCCAAAATGAAACGCAATCGTAAAACTTATCATTGTCCTAACTGTTTGTACCGATTTAAGAATTTCAGATGGAGTTACTGCGACACATACGAACTGTGTGCTAAGTGTCCTAATTGTGGCATACATGCGCATTCATGGACGAAAACATTAGATAGGCTGAAAGAGGCCAAGCCATGAACATGCCGCCATTTCGCCCGAGGACGGGCCAACCGAGCCGAAGGCGGCTGCTCGCCGCCGTCAAGGAGGAGCGGGACCGCCGCAAGGAACAGGGCATACCGCTAAGCGACTCAGAGATGGACGCCAGGATAAAGAGTCTGACGAGGAAACGATGATACAACCGACATTGGATTGGAGATAGGAAAATGGGATACATTCCAGACGAAGATAAGCAAATAACAGAATCATTGGTTCCATATTTGCTGCAATTCGCAGAAGAATTTGATGGATTGACGGAACCAGACGAAGGAACGCTGCGGATTCTTACTCGGTGCATAGGAACAAGTTTTTCTCTGGGTAAGGCTTATGGGCGCACTTGTGAAGACATTCCCTGGAAGGAACGACTCGCGGAAGCATTTCGGATCATAAGGCGAGAAGGTACGCTATAAGGAGCAATGATGACTGACTGCCAACGCTGCGGACAATGCTGCACAAAGAGTATCATTGATGAGATATTGGAGATAGACCTACGGCGCGAGCCGAGACTTCGGCCTCACGTCGAACCGATTCGCCAGACGCCCGGCCTGGACGACGCGCCACGGTACTCGCTCAAGACGCCGTGTCCGTTCCTTCTGCATCTGACCGATGGCGCGACGCATTGCACCATCTACCCGACGCGGCCGAATATCTGCGTGGCCTATGAACCGGGCTCGTCACGAATTTGCTCGCAATGGAAAGACAACGATGAAGAATAGCAAAATCATTCTTGATTTGTGCGGCGGCACAGGGGCATGGAGCAAGCCCTACGCCGAAGCCGGCTACGACGTGAGACTTGTCACGCTGCCAGAATATGATATACGCTCATTCCGATTCGATAGCACCCCGAACATTCATGGCATACTTTCAGCTCCACCATGCACCGAATTCAGCTTGGCCAAGGGAAACCGACCAAGATATTTCGGTACGGCAATGGAGATTGTGGAAGCATGTTTGCGGATTATCTGGTCGGCGAGAATTAGTGGTGATTTGAAATGGTGGTGTATGGAGAATCCAGTTGGCCTTCTGCGCCAGTTTTTGGGTAAACCGGCATGGACATTTGAGCAATGGCAATTCGGCGAGCTGCTTATCAAACGAACCGATTTGTGGGGCTATTTCAAGAGACCAAAGCCGACTGTTAGGCATAAGCCGGAAGAACAAATGACAATTCGTTATCCCAATGGGAAAGCAAATGGACGGTTCTGGGCAAAACCTTCGTGTCCCGCCGAATATGCACACTTGAATCTATCGCGTGCAGCTCTACGGGCCATTACCCCGCCTGGTTTTGCCAGAGCATTTTTTGAGGCGAATCCATGATGACCAACGCCCCGGCCCCAGGCGGGCTAATAGCCCAGAAAGGTTGGGGAAAAGAAAGGACACTTAACTCCTGATGTGTGAATTTCAGGTTTGCCACTGAACACACAGGCCGGGGCGATATTTTGGAGCACGGATGCAAGACTGGCACGAACCATTCATAAAGGGGCATGAGGACAAGGTGGTGTACCGCGAGGACGCCGGGCTGCTGCTCTGTGGCGATTGCCTGGAGATACTCAAAGAGATACCCGACAAATCGGTTGATTTGGTCCTGACGGACCCAGTCTGGCCTAATTGCTCAGTCTGGCCAGAGATAGATGCCGTCGAATTGTTCAAACAAGCATCACAGCAGATTTGTCGAATTTGCAAACGGGCAATTATTATTCTGGGTTGCATGACTGACCCGTCAGTCTTGAGTCCGATGACCTTACGATTTGCTCGTGTATGCTGGCTCCGATATGCCAGACCGAATTATGCAGGCAGAATGTTGCTCGGAGCTGAAGTTGCTTATGTCTATGGAGAAATGCCGCCAGTTCGTCCTGGCCACGCCGTTTTGGGTGGGGAATGTATTAAAACTGATGCTGAAAAGATAGTTCAATACGGGCATCCGTGCGCGCGCAGCTTGCAACATCTGAATTGGCTTGTTCATCATTACAGCAATCCTAACGAGTTGATAGTGGATTGCTTCTGCGGTTCCGGCACCACCTGCGTCGCCGCGAAGAAGTTAGGCCGCCGCTACATCGGCATCGAGATAAGCCCCAGTTACGCCCAGATCGCCAAAGATCGGCTGATTGCCTGTGATACTGGGGTGCCGGTCTTCGAGGCCCGCCAGGGGCAGTATAGCTTGTTTGGAGGCCAGCCATGACAGAACACTACACAGTAGTAAAACGGTTGAATGACGAATTGATAGGTGTCGAGAGTGTGCAATTCGGCCGTCAGCTCTGGACGCTCGGCAAAATGCGCCGTTGCTCAGGAGTTTCTTGCGTGATATGCGGGGCGAAAGTCAAGAAGATGGCATTCCGGCCAATTACGAACCGAAATAACCGTCGTCGCAGGATGTGCCAAGCCTGTGGCTCAGGAGGCCAGCCATGACCCGCCCGAACCGTTTAGCGTGGATTCTGATCGCCTGCCTGCTGTTCTGGCTGGCCGTGCTATGGATTGTCTGGAAATGAAGGATTAAGAGGGAGCAAGGACGCTATGGCGAATCCGCAACGTGAAAATGGCCACACTGACATCGCCAACGAAGTTCTGGGTGCTCTACTGCGCGTGAATCTCTCCCCATACCAAATCTCACTTATACTCTATGTGATCCGTAAGACCTGGGGTTGGCAAAAGAAATTCGACCGGATTTCGCAGCGTCAGATCGCCGCACAAACTGGCATTCGAGCGGGTCATGTTTGCCGAACAATGAAGCAACTTCTCTATCTCAATTTGTTGGTCAAAAACGACCTCGGTGAAATTGGATTCAATAAGGATTATGAGACGTGGAAAGTTACCAGCAGAGGAGGCGCAGAACTAACCTCAAATGACAGTGAAAAGTTACCAGCAGAGGAGGCAAAGTTACCAGCAGAGGAGCGCTCCTCTGTAGGGCGCAAAGTTACCAGCAGAGGGCGCAAAGTTACCAGCAGAGGTAACAAAAAGTTACCAGCAGAGGAGCTACAAAAGAAAAGAATACAACTAACAAAAGAAACTAACAAAAGAAAAGAGAGTACATTAGCCTTTTTGGAACACTGGAATTCTCACCCTAATTTGCCGCCGATTAGGACATTCACAAAAGAGCGAATTCGTCACTTGGAAGCACGGCTCCAAGAGGAGCAATTTGCGACCAACTGGAAAATGATTATTGAGAAGACTGCTACCTGCCCGTTTTTGACTGGTCAGAACGACCGCGGATGGCGGGCGACAGTGGATTGGATACTCGTTAATGAAACCAACTATATCAAGGTACTGGAAGGTAAATACGATGATCACGGAAATAAAACCCCAGCAGGTCAGTCACACGGCGCAGCGCCTCGGCGAGATTTTGACGGGCAACACTCAGAGCTTGGTCAAACCATCGACGTTTAAGCTCTGCGAGCGATGCAAAATCCGCGTGGCCGATGCAATTATGGAGCGGTTATGCCACGTATGCTTCCGAAAGTTGAATTTCGAGCAACTACCGGATGAGGCAAAGCAAATCGAATGGCTGTCCGTGATTCCTGAGCGATTCCTCAACGCCCGGTTGGAGGATCTCCAGGAGTCCTTGCGGGCTGTTTTGAGCGAAGAACGCGACAATGGCGTCCTGCTCTGGGGCGCCCCCGGGGTCGGCAAGACGTATGCTCTCTGTGCTTTGGCACGGCATCTGATCGCGGAGGGGTTCATCTGTAAGCGGATGAATTATGAATTGCTCTGCCTGCAACTTAGGGACACGTTCAAGCCGATCAGCAAATACAGCGAATGGGACATCATCGAACCGCTGGTGGGTTGCGACCGGTTGTTCCTTGAGGACATCGGAACCACGAAGAGCATCGACAGCAAGGAATCCGATTTTAGTCTGCGAACCTTGTTAGTGCTGATCGACATTCGCCTGGAACATTGCCGCCCAACCTATATCACAACAAACAAAAGTGTAGAGAACCTCGCGGCGAGTTTTGATACACGCATTGGGGACCGGCTTCGACTGTATAAGATTCTCAAATTGGAAGGAAAGAGCAAACGGGCATGAACCATGACGAATCCCATTTTGAGATTTCCGAGACGCTATAAAAAAGGGGAACAGAATGAGCGAACAAAAACAAAATGCGATGAAACTGGTTACAGAGGCAGGCAACCTTTGCCGGGCCGAGATAGACACAGAGAGAAGGATTCAGGTATGTGCCCTGCTCAAGGTGGCCCTCGCCCTGCTCGAAACCGAGCCGCCGGCGGGGGAATTAAAGTATTGTAAAGAACACAGGACGATTCACTGTTCATGCCAGCAGCGGGAGATCGACGCCCTGACCGCCGAGAACAAGCAATACACGGACTTCGTCCAGGAACTCTACAGGCAAGAACCGTCCCTGAAAAACGAAGGACTTGAAAACTTCGATGGGTATTGGGTCCGCTGGGACCAAGTCATCAAAGCCTGTCAGTGGGCGTGGGAGAATGAGCATGACTATGATGAAAGCCCGTTGGAACTGATTACGGACCTCATCGAAGAGCGTGACGTCTTGGCCGCCGAGAATAAGCAACTGAAGGGTGAAGCACCAATACCGGGCGCATGGTGGAAAGACTGTCCTGATTTGGCCCAGCGCGTTATGGAACGAATAATGGAGGAGAATAATCGAGTCTTGGTCGAGAAGCAAGCCCAGGCGGATGAGATTGTGGAGCTCAAGGCCCGCATAGCGACATTGCAGGACGACATCAAATGGCTCTCGGATGATGTCAAGGCCCAGGCCGAGCGGATGGAGACACTGGAAAGGCAAGCCGGGAAGGAGCCGATATGATTGAGAAAATGGGTTTTGAAGCCAAGAAAGGTTTTGCCAAACAGTACAACAATGTGATGGTTCGAGCCGCTATCGGCGGCCGGGAATTTGTCTTCCGCAGTAAACTGGAATACCGCTGGGCGCAGCATTTGGAACTGCTCAAGAAAGGGGGCGAGATTCGGGACTGGTTCTACGAATTCCACACGTTCTACTTCTCCGAGGACGCCCCGACGCCGAGATACACGCCGGACTTCCTCGTCCGCAACAACGACAACAGTTTCGAGTATTACGAGTGCAAGGGCTACGTCGAGAAGAAGAGCCTCGACCCGCTTCAAGCGTTATTCGACGAATGGCCGGCCGTCAAGGTGACGATGGTATTCGGGTCTTGGCCCAAGCTCTCGCCCCAGAAGCGCAACAAGCTCGAACGCTATTGCAAAGAGATTATTTGGAACGCCTATAGCCGAATCCGGCACGAGCCCATTGATATGTCGTGAATTCAACGCTTTATGAAAAAGGCAGGATTGCCGATAGAGATGGCAGCAGCAACAATCGAATTGAAAACAGAAAGGAGCACCGAACATGGATTGGGTCATTCAAAACTGGGATGAGATAGTTAAGGCCGTTGGTCTGATCATTGCCGCCGCCAGCGTCATCGTGAAGTTGACCCCGACTCTCCGCGACGATGCTTTTTTACTGCCCATCATCAAATTCCTGGGCAAGTACATCGCGCTGAACAAATACGGGGTCAAAGAAATCGAGAGGCCGAAATGAACCTGGGCGTCTGGGCAGCTATCATGGCGTTGCTCGTCAAGCTCTGGGGCCTCTTCCGGGGCAAGGGCTACCGGGCCGACGTGACCATTCGCAGCGAAGAGGCCATCGAGGCCGAGAACAAGAAACTCGACAATCTCAAACGCAGAACTCAGGAGGCCAAAGATGAACTCACGGTATGCACATTGGGGGTCGTGGCGGCTAAGCGCAATGGTTTGTATGCTTATGCTCGCCAGCTTAACGATAAGCGTATGCGGCTGCTTGAAAACTACAGCCGTTGCCGGCAGGAATTTCTCGACGCTGGCGGACACGCCGATCAAATCCGGTGAGGCCGCGCCCTTCGACGGGGTACTGGTAACGTGGGAACGGTACGAGCATTTGCTGATCGCCGAGAATGAGTTTGAACCGTGAGCTGCACTATCTCATAGGGACGGTGGTGATGATGATAGTGATGGCCTGGGTGAACTGGCGCTGGCCGTCGAAACCGAGGAAGAAACATAAATGAGTGACACAAAATGGGCCGTTGTGGATGCTAAGTGCCGAATTTGCAACCATAAACAGATTTCGGTTGTGCCTGTGATTGGAGAAAATTACGATGTTCTGGACGATCTCGAATGTGCGAATTGCGGCAATATGACTTGCCAAGAAGACGAACCGAACGAATGGGAGCAAAAAGATGACTGATGAGGAAGTAATCCAGGAACTTCACGCGCATAACAGTATCGTATGCGGCTTGGTTACACGGTTGATTCTTGAACTCAAGACGCGGGCACTTTACCATGATGTGAGCAAACTCAATCCTCCTGAACTGGAATATTTCCTGATATATACGCCGAAGTTGCGCGATACAATCTATGGTTCCGATCAATACAAGGAATATCTCAAAGCCCTTGGTCCTGCACTTCAGCATCACTATGAGAAGAATTCTCATCATCCAGAACACTTTGTAAATGGTCTGTCTGGAATGAATTTGATCGACCTCGTGGAGATGTTCTGTGACTGGATGGCCGCAACCCAGAGGCACAATGACGGCGACATCATGCGCAGTATTGAATACAATCAAAAACGCTTCGGCTACGGCAATCCGCTGGCAGACATTTTCAGAAATACCGTCAAGTTTTTTGGAGAACCTGACAAGCAAGCACCATAATGGCCTACGTCAACTGGCGTTGGCCGAGCAAGAAGAAGAAACATAATATGAAACGAGTGAGAGCAAAACGATGGTGGATATGGCTATGTTGCCATGTTGGGAATCATAAGCATTGTACGATTCACTGGAAGAAACCACGTATTCTTTTTTGAAAGGAAGCAAGATGAGATTCTATTATCTTGATGCTTTAGGTTGGCCGGTAGAAACCATCAAAGGACGGCCGGTGTTGAATTTTATCCGCCGCCTGATTCACACTTGTAAAATCACGACCAAACGCCCCATTTGTCTCGATGGGGATGCTTGGCCAAACTCGCCCAGAGATAACATGTGCCAGACTATGCGCAATAGCTAACTTTTTTGAAAGGAAGTCACATGAAACGAGTACTACTGATGGCGGCCCTTGTGCTGGCGCTGTGCGGCGTGAGCGTCGGGGCCGAAGGCAAAGGTGTGGCGTTGTGGGGCATGTACGACATCGACACGGCCGGCGTGCGGGTCGGGTACTTCAACGGGGCCAACCAAGTGGGCTTATTCGGGGCATGGCGCCCGGACCCGGACCAACCGCCGAATATCTTCGGGGTCTATGGCCTGCATGAATTCGGGACGCTTGAAGTGCCGAACCCTGTCCCGATTAGTTGGCTGCCTCAGACAATTACGGCGACGCCGTACCTGGGAGGCTATATCACAATCGACTTCGCGGATGAGCAGCGAAAGACGCTCGGCGGGCCAATGATCGGCTTGGAATTTATGGATGTGCTGGCCTTCGAGTACCGCTATCAAATGGTCAACGGGCCCCTGGAGGCGAATTTCGATAACGGGCAGAGCGTATTTGCTATTTGCCTGCCCATCAAGTTCTGACGATGATTCAGACCTGGCCGAAACCCTGTCCGCAAGACAACTGCGGGAGCATCGGGGTTGAGAAATTCCGGTGCTCCTGCGGGTTCAGGGCCTGCTTTGTATGCGGTGTGATTTGCACCGTCTGCCAGCAAATCAAGTGTCCGGCGTGCTTCAAGGGATCAGGGATGAGCAAGCAGAAATTCGTTTGTTTCGATTGTCGAGAGGGATTGGATGAAAAAGAGGAAAGCGCATTATAATTACAACCTGCCGGACAAGATGAAACACACAGAATTCAGCGAGACCGAAAAGGCGATATTTCTTCTTGGCGTCAACGAGGGCGAGGAGCGAGCCAAGTATCATTTGGAATTGTCGGTGAAAACAAATCGCCGGCTGCGGGAGGAACTGGAAGCGAAGGACCGGACCGACCCGCTGGTCTCCGTCAAGCTGGCAATGGAGGACGCCGAGCAGATTGCCTGGTTGCTGTCTGTCGCCTTGGAGCATAGCAAATCCGTCCCGTCGGAGTTCCGTCGCAGCTATCACAAACAATTGGACAATCTCAAGGCGAAGCTGGCCGAGGCTCGGATTGTCACAATTGAGCTGCCAGAGCGATGAAAAAAGGCTCCCACGATTGCGCAGGAGCCGCAAAGAGGATGATGAGGGTATGAATCTACCCTGGATTTGTCTCGGCCAGGGCGATAGCGGCCTTCGCAGCATCATATTCGGGAATGTATGCAATGCCAGCATCGGCCAATAGATTCGCTTGTAAGGACAGAACAGTGCATAATTGCTTGCACGCTTCCAGCAGGGCGTCTCGCTGTTTCTTTGTCTCAGGGGCGGCGGCGATCAGCCGGGCACGGGCCTCGACTAACGCCGCTTCATCCAGCGTACCGGTGCAATAGGCGATGACCCGTCGAGCCGCGCCCGAACACGGCGGCGGGGCAGTCACTACCCATTCAGCCGCGTTAAAGTACTTGGACGCCATCCAGGAATCCGGTGTATATTTCGTTTCCATTGTCAGTCTCCTATACCTTTTTCGTGCTGTCAGGAATATGGTCAAATCTTTGTATCACTTTGCGCACGCGCGCAAACCGATCAGGCTAACTCAATAAAACTTGCCCTCTCCAAGCTACGCTCCAGACTTGCGGCATGTTGGCAACTTACACATCCGATCCTCACCTTGAGATTCGCGGCCCCAATATCGCCGCTTAGTTCATCGGCAGCGAATACTATCAGGACGTTGTAGGCCACTGACTTGTCGGTCAGCGTTTGTTTTTCGATTTTAATGTTCATCGTTTTAACCCTTTCGATTAGCCCTCGCGGGCGGTCCTATTTACCAAACAACATTCTCCACCAGCCCACCAGCGCGCCAGCCCAAAAAATGATCTTGATGAGCTGGCAGTAGGCGTCCAAAAACTCAGCGTTCTTTCGCTCTCGGTTTTGATAGTAGGGGTCCATTGGCAGATGTCCTTAAAAGGTGGCCCCGCAGGCGGGGACATCTGCCAGGATGAACTTACCGCCTTTGGGGCCGTCAATTTGGTTATTCAGTTGTAATGGCAGATGTCTCATAAGGCCCGCCGTGGAGTCGAACCACGGCTTACCGGGCGGGCGGCAAATCTTGTTAGCGATATTTCGCGTATTCAATCATGGCCTTCGATAGTTTTCCAACAGGGCAATCAGCCAAATGTTCTTTTGGATGCGATGATTTCGCTTTTTTGTCGCAGAAGTGACAGTTGCCCCCTCCATCCCGCCACCAAATTGGCCAACTTATTAGATTGTCCGCAGCATCGTATAAAGCTTTAGCCTTGGTATCCTGTTCAGCATTGAATGTCGCAACCATATTTCGACCTCGCAAAAAATTGTGAGTTTATTTCCGATTATCAACGCACCATCCGGTGCCACTATTGACGAGAATGTCGGCGCATTCATTGCCCCATGCCAATAGCATCGAACCACAACCAGGCGCACCACCGCGTTTGCCGTTCTCATCTATGAACCGTATGCGGCCATTGAGAAAGCATATCACATCAGCCTTGCAAGCTATCGTGTGGAACCACAATGTATCAGTCCGAGCAAACACAAGGGCGATTCCGTTCCCATGGTTGGCAAGTTTGGCAAGCCATTTTGGAGTGTCATCGCCATAGGGCGGATTCAACCAAACACGACCGTGCCATTCACGGTCTAATGATGTAAAACCGGAGAATCCATTTGGGAGCCATTGGTCGTCTTTTGTCCAGTGTTCCGTTGCAGGTATCCACGGTACTTTCGACTTGCCGGGACTGCATGGGTCCAAATCAAATTCAGGGAATCGCAACATCTCGAAAACTTCTGGCGGCGTGTACCAGTCCTTGTTCTGGCTGTTTTGTGGCTCGTGAGTGAAACCTTGTCGAGATTTGGTTTGAGTTTTCATGGCAGATGTCCTTTCAAATGAGTTATGATTTACAGTTTACATCGACCACATTACCAAACCCACTTGAAGCTGTCAACAAAAATCTCAGAAAATTGTCCTTGACACGACACCGAAAACGGCGAAAATGGGGCTTGGTCGCTAAACAAAAACAGCCCAAAATGCCGATGGCTGTAGCGAATCGCATGATAGATGAACCGAATATCAACATGTTTCCTCTGGAGTCCGCCGAGAATGGCGTCAACCAGGCGATACGCTCGGTGTGCGAGATTGCACCCACGGACGACAGCCAAATGGAATTAAAAAACATGGTCACGGCAGACCTGAAGGAACTGCAGGACGGCAATATGCTGGCCCTGAGAAGGGCAATTGAATAATGGCAGGACGTGGACGCCAGAAACAGACTGCACTCGCGGAGACCTACGACGGCTCAACGCCGCTCAAGTCTGTGCAGCAGGAAATGTTCGTGGCTCACATCATGCGGGGAATGTGTCAAACAGAAGCCTACAAAAACGCTGGCTACAAGACGGGGCAGAGCGAAAATGCCCTGATGGCACACAGTAGCCGTCTGGTAAGAAATGGCAAGGTTGCCGCTCGCCTGGCCTATAAACGAGGCCAACTTGCCAAAAAGATGGACGTGAGCGCCGAGCGGGTTGTGCTGGAACGTGCTCGAATTGCGTTTGCGGATCCCGCCGAAATGTTCGATGCGAATGGCGCTACATTGCCGATCCACGAAATGCCGGAGGATATCCGCAGGGCGATTGCTGGCGTTGATGTCGAAGAGCTATACGAGGGCAGGGGCGAAAACAGGAAGAAGGTGGGGGAGGTCGTGAAGCCGAGACTTTGGAATAAAAACGACGCTCTGGAGAGCTTGGAGAAGCAGCTTGGCTTGTTCGAGAAGGACAACAATCAGAAGCGGGGATTGACCATACTGGAGATTTTGGCGATTGTCGATGGTAGCCGTAACGAATGAACATCTGTCGATAGCAGCACAGTTTGACGCCTACAAGGCCGATCCGATAGGCTTCGCCGTGAATGTCCTGGGGATGCGCCGGGACTGGATTTGGCCAGCGATGGTCCAGGTGGCTGAGGCCGTCCGCGATCACCAGAAGGTGGCGATTCGTGCCGGCCATTTCGTCTCCAAGACCTACGGTATGGGCCGTATCATCGTGCCATGGTTCAAGATGTGTTTCCGGCCGTCATCGGTCATTACCACGGCCCCCAGCGACAACCAAGTACGTAACCAGCTCTGGCGGGAGATTCACGCGGCCTATGCCGGCAGCCGGGTCGAGTTAGGCGGCAATATCACGACGCTGATGTGGGACGCCAAGCCGCCGGATTACATCCTCGAGGCCCTGCCGCCTGAATCGCGGGCGAACTGGGAGAAGAACTTCGCCATCGGCTTTTCGACCTCCGCCGACACGAACACGGAGCACTCCACGAAGATGCACGGCTGGCATAACGAGTGGGTTCTGGTCATCATTGACGAGGCGTGCGGGATTTTGCCGCAGGTCTGGCGGTCTGCCGTCGAGGGTCTTATTAACGACGAGCAGTGCAAAATCGTGGCCATCGGCAACCCCACGGACCCGGAGAGCGACTTTGCCAGAGCTTGCCATTCGAGCGATGATACCAAAAATGAGGGTAAGGAGCCTTATATCAGCGATGAAGGCTGGTACGTCGTGACGATAGACGCAAGGGACAGTCCGAACTACCAACAACGCCGCCGCGTGATACCTGGCTTGGCGTCCTACGAGTGGGTACAGTCGATTATCAAGACGTATGGGGAGAATGGCGACGGCACGCGTTATCGCGTCGCTGGGCTGTTCCCAACGCACAAGGAAGGCACGTACTATGGCGACTTGCTCGCTTTGGCTCGCCGACAGGGCAGGGTAGGCGATTTCCCGCACGATCCTGAGTACCCGGTGTATTCATTCTCAGACTATGGGGATATGTACACGGCAACGATTTTCGTACAGTTCCGCAAGGGCCGAATCAGAGTTGTCAGCGACTATTGGGATTATGAAGGTGCTGGGGCGCCTGAGTGGGCGAACGTATGTACGGCAAAAAAGTACAATTACAAAGGCCATGTGGCAGGGCCAGACCTCAATCCGGTCACAGGCAGCAATAAGAAGCCCTTTGCAACAGGTCAGCTCCTCAAGGATACGCTCTTCAAATTGGGTTATGATGTGACGCCTTGCGAGCCGCACGACTTCGATTCGGGAATCCGGGCCGGGCGGGATTTATGGCCGCTCCTGGAAATCAATGAACCTGAGTGCCAGACGTTTCTGAAAGCCGCCGGCGGATATGGCAAGGTTAAGAATATGCGACTATCGACTGATGAACAGCCTGTCTATCACGACCAACCAGCTCAGACGTGGCACAGGCATATCATGGACGCTTTTCGGCATTTAGCCGTAATGTATCGCGTGCATCAATACACAGGCGACACGATCCAGGGGCTATACGAATACAAGGCAGAAGGTGCGAACCAGTCTCCTTGGGACAACAATGTTTTGACGCGCGGCTTGAACATCCGCAGATAGGAGGCCAAATGGACGGGAGCGATGATCCGGTTATAACGCCGATTTTGCTGACGGTAGCCGCTGGAGTGGGCGGGGCGGCCCTGGCGAAGAATCAGGGTCAGGTGCAGGCCCCGGCTGCGGTACAGGCGACGAAGCAGGTCCAGGGGGGCTTAGGCGAGGATGAGGCGACGCAGGCAGAGGCGGAGAGGCGGCGTAAGAAGCTGGCGGCGACGATTTTGGCGAAGAACTGGGACGAGCCGGTGTTAGGCAAGCCGGCGTTATTGGGGTTGGGATAGCGATGTTATCACCTGGTTTATCTACGACAATAAAGTATGCGGTTTGTGCTCGTGAGTTTGTAAGCTATTACAATCATTACGGGGTCAAGGCCGCGAATCCCCGTAAGCTATGTAGTTTTGTCTCCATGACTAAACGTTGCCAACTGTACTGTCAACAGGACCTTATTAGTGGTCTTGATAACATCAACGTTGCAATTTATGATCATGCTCGTGCGATGTTAAATTAGGGTACAATTATGCGAAAAGGGCGCACAGTCTATCATTGCCACGGGAAGTCAAAGGGCAAGAAGATTCGCACGTATTCGAGCGTAGCGAAGGCCAAGCGTGCCCATAGAGCGATGTCGAGGAGCAAATGAGCGATAGAACAATCACACTGATTTTGCTGTTGTGCCTGCCTGTGGTGCTCGTGGGTGGGGTGAAGATGGTTCGTTATCCCGTGGGCCAGCCGGTCCCCTCGTCGGTCTATACCGATCCGTTTGACCCGTGCGATCCGGCGTACAAGTACATGCAGACCAATTACGGGGAGCCGAACACACCGAGGTGGCAGGCGGCCCCGGATGACTGGGTGCAGCGGTTCGGGGATAACGAGCGGACGATGCTGCTGCACGCCGTGAGCGAATTGCGGGTGGTGGCCGCGGCGCAGAGCAAGCGGATATTGGCGTTGGAGGCGTGGCAGAAGGAGCAACCACTGTGGCAGATTGACCCGAATGGCGTTAACCTTCAAAATTGGTGGGAACGCTATTCGTCGGTCACGATACCGTGCGTTACAGACCCGAACGAGGGCAAGCCATGATAGTTTGGTGCGTTACTTGGATTGCGGGATTTGCTTTTGGTTTTGGGTTACATGGTTTGATGTGTTGTAAGGGGCACAAGCTATGAGCCAGCGTAAGTTCAAGAATTTGCATGACTGGTGCGAATGGCGGCTAAAGCATGATCGGGACTATGCGGCGTTGTGCAGGGCGATAGCCAAGGGTTATCGCGGCGAGAAGAATCCGTTTGTGATGAGCATGGCCGATGCAAAGAGGTTTGCGAATGATCCGACGTGAGTTTCTGAGACTGTTGGGTGCATTGCCGTTTGTGGGATTGCCCACTTCCAGGTCCAAGAAGCAGGAAGTAAAACCTTTCCACGCGGTCACGACGCATTTTGGTAATGGTTTTTTTTGGCCTTTACCGTCTTGCCATTGCGGCCATAGAATAGAGGTGCCGGCGGAATGTCTGGATGGGGATATTCTGATTTGTTCCGAATGCTGGAATTGTGTGCAAATTCATGTACGGCAAGAACTTGTAAATATAAGAACGATGTTGAATATAGCATAACTCCAAAAGAAACCGGGCACAGGCGGAGTAGCTGCCGCATGGAAATGACTAAGAAAATCATTGAGACAAGCCCCATCGATGTAAGTGACAGAATTGTCAAATATCTTCGTCAATGGGCTTATGATTGTGCTTGGTGGCAGAGAAATGCGGTGGCTGAATTTGGCACTCGGTCGGAAAAAGTTAGAGCTGCACGAAGAATGACAGAGATACAACTTGGAATAAAATAGCCAAAAGAAAACACGAGCATGAGGCGACTGATCCTCGCTTAGTGCTGTAACCACGAAAAAGCTCGTTACAGGGGCTTGGTTGGGAAACCGACTGAGCCCCTTTTTCTTTTGGCTGAGGATATACAGATGGACTATAAGCAAAAGACCCTATTCGAGCACATCACCGAGAAGTGGGACGAGAACGAGAGCGCCTGGCAGCGGCTCCGGGTGGCCCGGGAGAACGTCTGCAACTTCTTCCGGCCCGATCTCGGTATTGATTACGACGAATCCCACGACATGCTGATGCTGGGCGGGGACATTTACGACGGTAGCGGTCCGTGGGTGGCCCGCACGGCGTCGATGGCCTTCATGGGCAATTCCGTCAACAAGCGGGGCGACTGGTGGAAATACCAGTACACCGACCCGCGAATTGAGGGGATTGACGAGTTGGACGCCCACGCCCAGTCTCAGAAGGAGCATATCTCGCACGTCTATCAGCGGGGCAACTTCTACGACTCGCAACCGCAGTTCACATTGGACGGCTGGACGGTGGGCGGGCCGTTGCACTTCATCGAAGAGGACCCCGATACCAATTTCGTCATGTGCATTCCCGTGCACTGGATGACTTACCGGCTCTTCTACGACCGATTCAATAAGACCGAAGGGGTGATTGTCAAGGATACGTCGTGGCCGGCGAAGAAATGCTTCGACAAATTCTGTCCCGGGCAGGACATGGCGCAACGGATGACCAAAGCCGAGTCGATTTTCACTCCGTTGCTCTGGCAGGCCGTGAGGGACGGGCAGTGGAATACGAGAATCACGATTTGGCGGGCCGTTTTCAAGGCGACGGACCCGATGTGGCAGGTGGACGGATTCAAACGGCCCATCGGCGGGCGAAAATGGTTCGATGTGTACTTTGAAGACAGTGTCGTTGCGGACAAGCGGAACACGCCGTTACTGACCGGGGGTTATTACTCCAAACCCTTTGTTCATTGGGATTACAACAAGAAGCCGTGGGAAGTAGCGTCGCGGACGCCCGCCTTTGAAGCGATTTACGACAATCTGACCATGCAGCAGATCATGAAGAGCTACCTGGAGGACTTGAAGTACCACGCCCGTCCGGCGATGGCGATCCTGAACACCCACCGGGGCGACAGGATGGACTTTTCGGCGGAGGGATTCAACTATTTCAACCAGAACGAGTGGAATTACCTCCCCAAGCCGATAGAGCGCACAAATCACGACATCCGCATTGAGCCCGAGACGATGGACCGCATTGAGAAGAAGCTGTCGCGGCATTTCCACCTGGAGATGTTCAGGATGTTCAGCGATTTGGCCTCTTCGACGGGCAGTAAGGAATTCAAGGTGTTGCAGTTGGCGGAAATGGCGGGCGAGCGCATTGCGACGCTGCTGCCGACGATAGAAAGTCACGAAAACTACCTCGCCCAGGTCGATGCGCGGGTCAGGGATATTGAGCGTCAGGCGGGCCGGGGTCCGTACAACCGGGCGGAGATGGAAAACATCCTCGATATTCTGGACTGGGCCTTGCAGGGCGACGTCTCGCAAGTGGCCCTGGCCCCGGAATTCATGGGGACGTTGAGGCAGGTACAGCAGACGCAGCAGAGACTTAAACCGATTCAGTACGCGGTAGGCGCCTTGGCTGAAATCGGGGCGGCGACGGGCAATCCGAACCTTCCGAGGTTCATGCTGAAGGAATATGAACTGGCGGACGAGGCGTTGACGGCGGTGAACTGCCCGCAGAAGTTGATTCGGGAGCGGAAAGACTTCGACCAGCTCTCTATGGCGGCGCAGCAGGCTTTAGCGAAAGACAAGCAGTTCGCCCAGATGGTGGAGTTGATGAAGGCGACGAAGAGCGTCAGTAACGCCGTGGCCCCGGACAGCGTTCTGGGTGCTTTGGCGGGGAGCGTGGCATGATTGACGATGTCAAGTTTGCACAACGATGGAACCAGGTGTCCCCCGAATGCACGGCGGACATGCTGGGATTCCTCTTTCGTACGATCAGGGCGCCGGCGGACGCGGCGAAACACGATCTGGTGTTGGATTTCATCCTTAAACGGATGAATGAAAACGATCTACCGAAATTCTTCTGTGACGTGGCTAAGTTGATAGAACGATACAGTTTGGAGTCGATGAATAATGGGCAGACGCAAGAAAATTAAACCTGAGTTTTCACCTGAATTGCTGGACGAAGCGGCTAAGGCCGGATTCTCGAAAGAGCAGATTGCCACCTTTACCGACACGGAGGCCCTCAGACAGGCGGTGGCGCGATTCAGTCCGCAGATATTATCGAGCGCCGGAACGCCCTCGGAGCCGAAGAAGCCCGCCCCGCCGGTCGAGATGGAAATCAAGACGTTGCAAGACCGATTGGACCTCTCCGCGATGGTGGCCAAGACCTCGATGCGGGCCGACGCCGAACAGCGGAGGATTGACGATATTCTCAATCGCTACGGTATCCGGCAACAACTTGTCCGAATCGAGATTGAACGCGATTATGAACCGTCCGTCAACGGGCGATTCCTGACTCTATTCACCCTACGTTACAAAGGACCTAAAGCATGACCGAACACTGGAGCGACGAGATT